GGGGAAGAACGGAAGATCTTTTCCCCGACCGAAATGGGTTACGCATAACCGCAAAATTATTCGAAATTCTGTAAACTAAAATTCAGCAAAAAAAGAAAGGCTAGGGAATGAAAGTAGAAGCAGTAAAGATCGAGAGCCTAAGCTTCGATTCTAAAAACGCTCGTGCGCATAGCGAGGAGAATCTAAGGGCAATCGCCTATTCTCTAGAGACCTTCGGGCAGAGAAAGCCCATAGTTATTAGCAAAGACAAAATCGTAATCGCCGGTAACGGAACTTTGCAGGCCGCAAAGAATCTGGGATGGGAAAAGATAGAGGTCGTGCAGATACCCGAAGACTGGAGCGATGAGATGATTACCGCCTTCGCAGTTGCCGATAATCGCACCGCAGAATTAGCGGAGTGGGACACCGAAGCCCTAACTGCCGCACTAGAGGCAATAGATCTCCCCGACTTTGAGGCCGTTATGTTCAATTACCGAGAGGAGGAAGTGCCCGACTTCTCACCAGTCGATGAATCTCAGCCTTCTCTTGACGAGCGAGTAAAGCACGACTGCCCACATTGCGGCAAGCAATTCGAAATGAAAAACGGAAAGCCTAGCAAGATTGTCTAAGTTAGTAGTCGCAGCCTGTTCTCACGAAGCCGCTAAGTATGCGGTAGAAAACTGGCACTACTCTCGGATACTGCCTACAGGCAAGATAGTAAAAATCGGAGTTTGGGAAAACGATAAGTTTATCGGTTGTGTTCTTTTTTCTCGAGGAGCTTCGCCTAATCTCGGCACGGCCTTGAACCTAGACCAAACGCAAATCTGCGAACTAACCCGAGTAGCTCTTACAAAGCACGAAGCACCTGTATCTCAGATTCTTGTCTTGGCAATAAAAGAACTAAAAGAATCTAATCCCGGTCTCGAGTGCGTTATTAGTTTTGCCGACCCCAAGGAAGGGCATAAGGGTGGAATCTATCAGGCAACTAACTGGATTTATACAGGGCAGAGCAACCCAGTAATCGAGTATTTTATAGATGGTCGATGGAGGCATACCCGAGGTGCTTATCACGATCCACGCAGGCCAACAGCAAAGAAAAGACAATCGCCGGGAAAGTTTCGCTATCTTTATCCGCTAAATAAGAAAATGAAGCGAGAGCTTGCTAAACTAGCCAAACCTTACCCCAATGCGGTCGAGGGCTTAGAAGAAAGCCGCAGCAATTCCGTTGCTGAGGAGCAAGTGCAATCCTTGCCGACCGCTCGAACAAAATGACAGCCGGCAGACCACCTAAACCGCTGGAACAAAAGCGGCTACTTGGTAACCCCGGGAAAAGAGCACTCCCTAAAGAGGGAAGTTTGCAGGCATTACCTATGGCGCAAGAAAAACCAGAACCGCACAGACCTTTAGGCCGATACGGGCAAGAGCTTTGGGATCGAGTCTGGGAAACAGGCCTAACTTGGATTAGTCCTAATACAGACAGCGAATTATTGCTAATGACTTGCGAACTAATCGATGAAAGATGGAATCTAAGAGCTAAGGTAATACAGGGAGAAGATGCAAGAGAGCGAAGAGGTCTTAGGGAATTAGACCGAATGATAATCGGCAACTTGTCGCTCTTAGGCTTTACTCCTACCGACCGCACTAGGTTAGGCGTAGCAGAAGTAAAAGCTATGTCTAAGCTAGAAGAGCTACAGGCAAGAAAGGCAGATCGTGTGGCCTCCACAATGGCTAACTCCAATACCCCAAAGTCTGATTGACTCTGGGGAGGGTGAGGATGTTATCGACTTTGCCGAGGCCTTTGGAATTATTACTAAAGATTCTGTAGCAGGTAAGGCAGGGCAGAGCCTCCACCTAAGAGAGTGGCAAAAAGAACTTATTAGGCACATCTTCGCCGGCGATGAGAGTGGCTACCGCAATCGCATAAACCTAATCTTGATGCCACGCAAAAACGGCAAGTCTGCACTGGGCAGTTTATTCGGACTCTATAGCTTGATTCTCGGAGTCCGAGGTGCGGAGGTGTATTCGGTAGCCGCAGAGAAAGAACAGGCTCGAATAGTTTTTGCAGATGCAAAGAGAATGATCGAGGCAAGCGAAGAACTTACCTCAATGACAAAGCTTTATAGAGATGCTATTGAATTACCTTCTGCTGGCTCGGTCTATCGAGTTCTCTCCGCAGAGGCCTATTCAAAAGAAGGCCTAAACCCATCGGCAGTTATCTTTGACGAGCTGCACGCACAGCCTAACCGAGAACTTTTTGATGTTATGTCGCTCGCAATGGGAGCGAGAGGAAAGCTAGCTACTCTAATCGCAATTACGACCCCCGGCGTAAGAACTGATGCGACTGGGCAGGACTCAATCGCATACTCTTTGTATCAATACGGGCAAAGAGTTGCTAGGCAGGAAGTCGAAGATCCAACTTTCTTTATGGCCGCTTGGGAAGCACCGCAAGAGGCAGACCACCGAGAACCCGAGACTTGGAAAATAGCTAACCCCGGCTTTGGGGACATTTGCGATGCCGCAGATTTCGAATCCGCAGTAAAAAGAACACCAGAGCCAGAATTTAGAACAAAGCGATGCGGACAATGGGTCTCAAGTGCTGTTAGCTGGCTTCCTACAGGCTCTTGGGAGGCTTGCGAATCAGAATTAGACCTAGAAGGTAAAGAATACATAATCGGCTTTGACGGGTCGTTTTCTGGGGACTCTACTGTTTTGGTCGGAGCGACTATAGAACCAGAACCGCAGGTATTTATGATTCAGGCTTGGGAAAAAGACCCGAACATTCACGATGACACTTGGCGAGTAGACATTTTGCAGGTAGAGAATAAAATTCGGGAGTTTGTAGCAGAGAATCCCGGAGTAAAAGAAATAGCCTGCGACCCCTACAGGTGGCAGAGATCTATGCAAGTATTAGCAGAAGAGGGATACCCAATCGTGGAATACCCTTCTACTAATGCAAGGCGAATGGTGCCGGCCTGCGCAAAGTTCTTCGATGCAGTAGTAGATAAGAAACTAAAACACGATGGAAATGCCTTACTAACTAGGCATCTATCTAACGCAGTAGTAAAGACGGATAATTTAGGAGTGAGAATAGTGAAAGAGAATAGAGCCTCATCGAGAAGGATCGATGCGGCAGTAGCAGCGGTTATAGCAGTCGATAGAGCGTTGCAGGTTAGAATAGAACCAGAACAATCGGTGCCGGGTGTCTATGTTTTCTAAAATTGCAACAGCAATGCAAATAGCAGGTGCGCTATCTGTATCTATCGGTGTAGGTATGGTTTTTCTCCCTGCTGGAATAGTTATTGGCGGAGTGTTCTCTATCCTTTTCGGTTTAGCCCTAGAGAGGCGTAATGCTAGGTAATCTTTTTGAGCGTAGAGCTGTAACCCCTAACTCGCTCTGGGGAGCAGGTTTAGATTTTGACCTGCAAAACAATTCGGGGACTTTTATCGATGAAGAGAATGTCTATAAACTCTCTGGGGTTTCTGCCGCAGTCTCTCTAATCGCAGGAACAATCTCTACTTTGCCTATGGATGCTTGGGTAAGGCGTAACGGCCAGAAGAACCTAATGCGACCAAAGCCAGACTGGGTAAATAGACCAGACATCTCCTTTGTAGATCGCACTCCCTTTATTAGTTCGATTATCTCGAGTTTGATGCTGGATGGAAATGCCTTTATCCGAGTCTTTAGGGACAATGAAGGACTTCCAATAAATCTAACTGTTCTAAATCCGACCAAGATAAAGGTAAAGCGTAACGGCGTTGGTCGAGTGCTTTTCGAGTATGAGGAAGACCAGAAAACCTATACCTCAGACGAGATTTTGCACATAGTCGAGTCGGTAATGCGACCCGGGCAAATCCGAGGCGTTTCCCGAGTCGAGGAGATGAAAGATGCTCTTGGTCTCGGTCTCGCTCTCGATGCTTATGCTCAAAGATTCTTTGGGCAGGGAACTTCTGGTAACTATGCTCTAGTAACCGACCAAGCACTAACCGAAGAGCAGGCAAAGCAGCTCGCTAAGTCGGTCGATTCTAGGCACGGCGGTTGGCGGAAGGCGCACAAGACCCTAGTTCTCCACTCTGGCCTAAAGATTGAAGACATCGGGGTTGATCCTGAGAAGACTCAGCTTCTCGATTCTCGAAGAATGTTTGTCGAAGACCTTTGCCGTATTTGGAACATCCCTAGCCATATGATGAACCTGCCCGGCACAAATACCTACTCATCGGTCGAGGCCACACAGATCGAGTTCGTTACACATACGCTCAGGCCTTATGTGTCGATTATCGAAAACACTCTTTCAACTCTCTTGCAGGTTTACCCTAACGGGCAAGGTGCATTTATAGAGTTCAATATGAACTCACTACTCCGAGGAGATGCGCAGTCTAGGTTTACTGCATACTCGCAGGGAATACAGGCAGGCATCCTTACCGCTAACGATGCTCGAGTAGCCGAAGGTCTTTCTAAGATTGACGGCGGAGATGTCCTTAGAGTCCCACTATCAAATGTAAACATTGATGCCGCCGATCTAGTCGCTACCGATAAGAGGGTAACGATGGCTCAGAAGCTAGTTCAAGTTGGATTTGTCCCGAGTGAGGTTCTTTCCGCTCTCGATCTTCCTGCGATAAACCACAGCGGCTTGCCTAGCGTGCAGTTGCAGTCAGTTGCGCAGGTAGACCCCGAAGACCCTGAATCTGTTTATGAGGAGGAGTAATGGGATTTATAGCGACACACCACACAATAGGAACAGTAGCTGTAAAAGTTGTAGATGGTTGGCGGTCTGCCCAGAGGGTAGTTTTTCATAACCACGAACACAGTTCAAACAGCGACATCTACATAAATGGCCCGGGAGTTACCATCTCTAATGGCCTTCACTTGTCCGATACCGAAACTATTCAGATAGACATAGCGGCAGGAGATGAAGTCTGGGCTGTTTCCGATACCACAGGAAACGAACTACATACCTTAGTGGTGAGGTCTTAGTGCCATACTTTATTTCTGATTCAAACCCAGACTGCTCGGGTTGGGCTGTCGAGAAGGAAGATGGCGAAGTAATCGGCTGTCACGATACTAAGCAAAGTGCTATCGATCAAATGGTTGCGGTCTCTGTAGCAGAGGGTATCGAACCCGGCGGAGAAAGGGCAAAAAGAGACCTGCCCGACAACTATCGGCCAGCCTTATCAGAAGATGTTCCAGAAGGAAGAGCTTGCGGTAACTGCTTCTTCTATAACGAAGATAATACTGAAAATGATATGGCTTACTGCGAAAGATGGGAAGAGTATGTTAGGGGAGATTACTATTGCAACGCTTGGCAAGAAAACCAAGAGTCAAGGCAAGTAGATAGAACTCCTCCTGCGTATATGCGTGCAAGTGCTAGGCGAGGCCTTGACTGGTATGCCGAGGGCAAAGGCGGAGATGGCCTAGTAGATAGAACTATTCGAGAAGCTCGACAAATGGCCGCAGGCGAAGAGCTATCTGCCGATAAATGGACACGCATAGCGGCTTGGATTGCGAGACACATCGGAGATCTAGATGCACCTGCCGCAGACCCAGATTCCGACCAATTCCCTTCTGCCGGAGTAGTCGCTATGGCTCTTTGGGGTGGAGGCACTACTAAAAGATCTGCTCGCAGGGCACAAGCCTATGCGGAGGGTGTTGTTACTAGACTAGAAGCCGAACAAGAGCGAGGAAAGATGAAGCACGAAACTAGAAACTTTGATGCGGATTTTGAGATTAGAGAAGAGCAAGACGGGATGGCCTTTATCGGCTATGCCGCTAAGTTCAACTCTTGGTCTGAGGATCTAGGCGGATTCCGAGAGCAGATAGAACCCGGAGCTTTCCGCAGGTCTCTTAGGTCTCGAAACGATGTCAAGCTACTGGTAAACCACGATACCGGAAGAGTCTTAGCATCGACTCGCTCGGGGACTATGCGGATGTATGAAGATGAAATTGGCCTAAGGGTCGAGGCTAACCTGCCTAATACTAGCGATGGCAGAGATATGGCAGAGCTTCTAAAAAGAGGCGATTTGTCAAAAATGAGCTTTGGCTTTTCGGTTCAGAAGGACTCTTGGAATCAAGAGATGACCGAGAGAACACTTAGGTCAGTAAGAATCTTTGAGGCCAGCATTGTTGCCTTTCCTGCATACACCGAGACCGAGGCTCTAGTTAGGTCGCTAGATAAGGCGGCTGCTAGGGCACAGGTCGATGCGGATGAACTCGCAGATGCAGTCCTAAAGCTCGAGGAAGGCGCAGACCTTTCGGAGCAAGAGTCAGAACTAATCAAGACAGTTGTTGATTCACTATCGCCACAGGTCGAGATAGAAGAGGCAGAAGAGGAAACCCCTAGCCTTCTCGATCTAAAGCGTAAGCAACTCGAACTTCTACTAAAGAGGAACTAATGGCTACTAAAGCAGAAATAAAAAAAGTAATTCTAGATCTAGCAGGTAATCCCTCAGTCGGTGCTATCTATACTCTTTCCGATAAATGGGCAGAGGCTATTTGGCTACTAGACAATAAAAATGTCGCACTCGAAGAGGAGAGCGATTCAGAAGGCGATACATCGGTGGGTGTCGCTAAAAGGGAAACTCGCATTACCAAGCCAACAGAAAAGCGGTAATCCCTAGCCGCAGTTGCCAGAGCGAGTATCCACCCCCGGGGGTCTTATCCTTTCTACCCCGGGGGTTTCCTTTTGTATGACAGGCGTATTGCTAGAATGGTTTATAGGTTGAGTGTCAGCACCGCCGTTTTTAGTTCTGTGTTAGCACGGCTAAATCAATCAACTAACTATTAGGAGAAATGCCAAATGTCACAGTCTTTTATTAAGGCTCAGGCTGAGGCTCGTGCAAAGGCGTGGGAAGAGGCTAAAGCTCTTCTCGATCACGCCGCTGCTGAGAATCGTGACCTATCCGGCGAAGAGCAGGAGAAGTTTGACCGAATCAACGCAGACCTTGACGAGCGTGCAGCTGCTATTGAGGTAATCCGCAAGGCAGAAGAGCGTGAGGCTAAGGCCGCCGAAGCTGCTCGAGGCTTTGAGATTACCGAGGTATCAAAGAGCGATGAGGACATTGTCCGCTCGCTTGCTATGGGAGAGCTTCGCTCTCACACATTCGAGACTCGTGGAACCCTGACCCCATCAGGTTCTGCCGGTCTAGTCCCACAGAGCTTCGTTGCTCGTGTTTTCGATCTCGCTCGTGAAGTTGGGCCAATGCTCGATGTCTCCGAGGTCTTCAACACGCAGTCAGGCGAGGATCTGAAGATTCCAACTTTGAGTGCATACAGCACCGCAGGCCTAGAGGCCGCAGGCGCAGAGATTGATGAGAGTGAGCCGACATTTTCCAGCATCACCCTCGGAGCATACAAGTATGCTTTCTTGGTGCCGGTCGCTCGTGAGCTGATCGAGGATGGAGGCGTTTCGATCGCCGATGTCCTAGCTCGACAGGCAGGTAACGCAATTGGTTATGCAGTAAACGCTGCACTGACCACTGGCACCGGTATCTCTCAACCAAACGGCATTATGACCGCCGCAGGCACGGGAGTAAACGGAACTGTTACCGGCGGATTCACCGCAGACGAAATCATCGATTTGGTCTACAGCGTGGATGGTGCTGTGCGCAGGCTACCCGGAACTGGATTCCTAATGTCCCCATCTGCGATCAAGACTGCTCGCAAGCTTAAGGACACTACAGACCAGTACATCTTCCAGCCAGCTCTATCGGCTTCGACTCCTGACACCCTTCTTGGATTCCCAGTATTTGAGAACCCAGCGGCTGCAGCAGTTGGATCCGCAGCAGCTAGCTTCGGATTTGGATACCTACCTTCATATAAGGTTCGCCTTGCAGGTGGTCTCCGAGTCGACAGGAGCGATGATTACAAGTTCGCCAACGACCTAAGCGTATTCCGCTTTATGGTCAGGGTGGATGGTGATTTGAGCCATCAGGCACACTTCTCCAAGTACATCGGAACTGCTGCCTAGTCAAAAACTAGAAAAAGTAGAAACCCTCACCAAAAAGGTGGGGGTTTTTACTATTATGTGAGTAGAAAGGATGCTATGTCTAAATACGAAAAATTAGACCTAACTATTACTACTTGGTCTAATAGTCCTTACCTCCCTACCGGTTACGGGATGCAAATAGGCTACCTACTCGACTATCTAGTTAGGCACGGGGTAAATGCAGCCCACCAATCTAACTACGGCCTAGAGGGATCTAACTCAGTTCATAAAACAAAGTATGGCGAGATTCCGCACTACGCTCGAGGTTATGACGGAATGAGCCAAGATGCCCTAGCAGTTGCGCATAAAATACAGGCTTTGAAGAGTAAGAATAAAGACTACATACTTACTCTCGGCGATGTCTGGACTCTAAGGGACAAGATGTGGCCTGCCGAAGAGTTTCCTAGAATCCTTAGTTGGGTGCCACTAGACCACATTTCTATGCCTCCTGCGGTAAGGCTTTGGCTAGAGAAAGAAAATGTTACCCCAATCGCTATGTCACCTTTCGGTAAGGAACAGCTCGATAATGTCGGT